GCCATTGGCTTTCACCGGTTCCCTGCCAATGTCGGCTCAAGCCTACACGCAACTGAGGGCGGTACGCTAGATGTGACATTCTTCTTTGCATCGGGCGACTAATGGCCTACGAAGAAATGGGTGCATATGAGGGCGATGACCCTGGCCCGTATTGGCACGACCAAATCGAAGCGGCGCAAAAGGTCTTTGATAAGTGGGAAAAGCGCGGTCACAAGATCATCAAACGCTATCGGGATGAACGCGATGCGGTAGAAATGCCCCGTGTTCGCTACAACATCCTGTGGTCGAACATCCAAGTGCTGTTTCCTGCGCTGTATGGCAGGCAGGCCAAGCCCGAAGTTAGCCGTCGATACATGGATCAAGACCCTGTTGGTCGGCTGGCATCCACGATGCTGGAACGGGTCATGGAGTACGAAACTACCCAATTTGGGGATTTTGACCATGCCATGCGTGGCGCAGTAGAAGACCGATTGCTGCCTGGGCGTGGTACGGCGTGGATTCGCTATGAGCCGGTGATTGTCAATGAACAGCCCGAAATGGGTGAAAGCATGATGGAAGAGCCAGGCGAGGCTCAGATTTACGATGCCCAAGAAGAGCCAACCGAGCGCATTGATGCGGCGCATAGCCCCATCGATTACGTCTATTGGACAGACTTCTTGCATAGCCCAGCCCGCACATGGGACGAAGTTTGGTGGGTTTCCCGCGCCGTTTACATGACCAAAGACGAAGGCATGGAGCGTTTTGGCGATGTGTTCAAAAACGTGGGCCTAGATAGCAGTAACACGGACATGGATGCCAAGAATCCTATGACCGCACGGAACACCTACGACAAAAAAGCCAAGGTGTTTGAGATTTGGAACAAGCGCACCGGCAAGGTCTGCTGGATTGCCAAAGGTTATCCACAGGCGCTAGATGAGCGCGATGACCCGCTGGAACTAGAAGAATTCTTCCCATGCCCGCGCCCGTTGATGGCGACCACAACCACGGGGACAATGATTCCTGTGCCGGATTACGCTGAGTACGAAGACCAAGCGCAGGAACTGGACAACCTTACCCAACGCATCTACTTGCTGACCAAAGCCTGTAAAGCGGTTGGCGTGTTCAATGCCGAATTCAAGGAATTGGGCCGGTTGTTCACCGAAGGCGTGGACAACAAGCTGTTCCCCGTGACCTCATGGGCGGCAATGTCGGAAAAGGGCGGTCTAAAGGGCGCTATCGACATGATGGACACCTCGACCATCATTGTGACCTTGCGGGAACTGTATGCCGCACGGGAGCAAGTCAAACAGGCCATTTACGAGATCATGGGCATCTCGGACATCCTGCGCGGTGCGTCTAAAGCGCAGGAAACTCTTGGCGCACAGCAGCTAAAGGCAAACTTTGGCAGCTTGCGTATGCGGAGCAGCCAGGGCGATGTGGCGCGGTTTGCGTCCGACATCTTTAAGCTAAAAGCGCAAGTTATCTGCAAATTTTACCCGCCAGAATTGATTGTGCAGATGTCCGGTGTGATGGACACTGAAGACGGTAAAGACCCGCAACTGTTACAAGCCGCCATTCAAATGCTGTCCAACAGCACGATCCGCGACTTTCACATTGCGGTTGAAGCCGACAGCTTGGCGCAAATTGACGAACAGGCAGAGAAACAAGGCGCACAAGAGGCCATCCAAGCCATTGGTATGTTCTTGCGTGAGGCAATCCCCATGATTAGCCAAGCGCCCGAAACTTTGCCAATGGCCTCTGAGATGTTGCTGTTCTTAGTGCGCCGATTCCGCGCTGGTCGCGGGCTGGAAAGCGCAGTTGAACGCGCCATGAAAGCCTTGGAACAGAAAGCGGCAGCGGCACAACAGCAACAGCCTGGCCCATCACCGGAAATGCTGCAATTGCAAGCTGACCAACAAGCAGAACAAATGAAAATGCAGGCGCAAGCGCAGACTGAGCAAATGAAGATGCAAGCGCAAGCCCAAATTGAACAAGGCAAGGCGCAGCTTGAAATGCAGATGCACCAAGCCAAGGTCGAGGCCGAAATGCAACTTCAGCAAATGAAAGCTGACTTTGAGACTGCCAAGCAAAATAACGAATTGCAGATAAAAGCCCGTGAAATGGCTGGCAAGGAAGAATATGAACGATGGAAAGCCGAGTTGGATGCAGCGACCAAAATCATGGTGGCTCGCATTGGTAGCAACCCTGGAATCGACCTACCGGTGGTTGAGGCAGCGGCTGCACAAATAACCAATGAACTGGGCGGCACAATCGTCCAGGCAATGGACAAGATCACCGCTTTGCATGACAACATGGCAAATCTTCACGGGGAATCCATGCAAAACATTGGCGCTGCCATGCAAAAACTGAGCGCACCCAAGCGGGTCATTCGTGGCCCTGATGGAATGGTGATTGGCGTGGAGGCCGTGCAATGAGCCTAATCCTTGGGGATCGGATTAGACAAACATCCACCACAACGGGATCGGGCACATTCACGCTAGACGGATCGGTTACCGGCTTTCAGTCATTCAGCGCGGTAGGCGAAGGAAACACTACCTATTACACGATTGCACTGGATTCGCAGTGGGAAGTAGGCATTGGGACATACTCAGCAGGAACGCTGTCCCGTGACACGGTGCTATCGTCTAACACTGGCAGCAAAGTGGCATTTTTGGCAGGCGCAAAAGATGTGTTTGTGTCTTACCCCGCTGAAAAATCGGTAAATCAAGACGCAAACAACCGTGTTTTGATACCCTACACATCAGGCGTGACCAATGTTGGTTCTTTGAATGTAGGAGATGCAACATTACACACCGATTCAGGCGTGATTGCAGGGTTTACCGCAAGCGAGCCGCTTTATTTGTACACCAGCCTACAAAACACAAGCGCAGCCAATACAAGTTATGCATCGTATGCAGTCAATGACGGCGGGCATACAGCATATGGCGAATTAGGCATAAACAACTCAAACTATAGCTATTCGGCTGCGGGATTTCCCAATAATGGGTTTTCAACACCGCTAGCAAGTTTCGTGGAATCATATGGTGGCCCATTGGTAATGGGTAGTTGGGACAATCAAAAGATCAGTTTCATCATCAATGGCGCTGTCAGCACGACAGACGCTATGACAATAAACACCAATGGGTCTATTGCATTTAATGGACAAGTTGGAACTGCTGGACAAGTTTTACAAAGCAATGCAACAAGCGCACCGACTTGGGTAAACGCTAGTGGCGGTGGAATTAGTACAGGCAAAAGCATTGCAATGGCGATGATTTTTGGCTTTTAAGGGTAAAACATGGCAAATCCAAACATCGTCAACGTCACTTCCATTTATGGAAATACAACGTATCTTGTACCAACCACAACAACTGCAACCACTTGGACGGCGTTAACGCCAGCAGCGGGTACGGTTAACAAGATTGGTTCAATCATGGCAACCAATGTAACTGGTACTGCCGCAACCATTACCGTGTCAATCAATAGCGCAATTAGCGGCGGTGGTACGGCATATCGATTGACTTACCAGACAAGCGTTCCAGGTAATTCATCTTTGATTGTTGTAGATAAAAGCACAGGAATTTATGTAGGCGAAGCGCAATCCATTGTGGTGACATCTGGCACTACTAACGCCATTGAAATGGTGGGCGCATATGAGGCTATAACCTAATGAATCGGTTTAAGGGTTCCATTCGGTCTGCAACGGTTGCTACCACCAGCAGTGCGGCGGCGGTTGGCATATGGACGCAAACGGAAGCTATGCAAGCTAGGCAAGCTGGATTATGGCCTGGATATTCACCTTCTACTGTTGAATATCTTGTAGTTGCTGGCGGCGGCGGCGGCGGCGGTCAAGTTGGCGGCGGCGGCGGCGCTGGTGGATATAGAACAGCTACAGGGTTTTCTGTTACTGGAGGTACGTCATATACCGTTACTGTGGGCGCTGGCGGCACAGCGGGCGTTTACATAAGCGGTGGTGGTGGCGGGGCTGCATCTATTGGAGGCGATGGAAACTCATCTGTTTTTTCAACTATTACATCAACTGGCGGCGGCGGTGCAGGTGGCTATCCAGCGGGAAGTGCAACAGGAAGGTCAGGAGGTTCTGGCGGCGGTGGCGGCTCAAATACAACTAGCGGCGGTTCTGGTACAACAGGCCAAGGTTTTGCAGGAAGTGCAGGGCCATCAGCTTTGGCGGGTGGTAGCGGCGGCGGTGCTGGTGCTGTAGGAACAACTACCGCTGGAGGAATTGGCACTAGCAGCGCAATACTTCCGACGTTTTCTGGAACAGGAAATATTGCGTCAACCACTACGTTGACGATTACAGCAATCACTACAGGTTCAATTGGGCCTGGAGTGTTAGTTGCTACTGGGTCAGGCATACCCGCAGGCGCTTATATTACTGAGCAGTTATACGGCGCAACAGGCACATCGGTAGCAAATACCACACTAAGCGCCAATGCAACTCCTGTGCAAGCATCTGCACAGCAGACAATTTCTGTCACAAGTGCCACAAACATTGCAGTTGGGCATTTAGTGGCAGGAAATGGGGCGCAAGTTACAGGTATTCGCGCGGATACTTATGTCACCAATATTGTTGGCACAACAATAACATTAAGCAATTCTGTGCAAAGCACTATTACCTCTAGTACAGCGGTTTACTTTTATTCCCCTGGAGGAACTGGCGCGTACACAATGAGCGCCGCAGCTACAGCTACCACAACAGGCGTGGCATTAACTAGTTCTGGGCAATATTTTGCTGGCGGCGGCGCGGGAGTTAAAGATTCAACTACAGCCGGAGATTTCTATCCTGGAGGTGCTGGCGGCGGTGGTGCAGGTGGCAATAATTCAGGCACAAAACTAAATGGTCAAAGCGGCGGCGTAAACACTGGAGGCGGTGCTGGTGGAAGCCGTGATGCCAATGGCGGCACAGGCGGTTCGGGTATTGTGGTAATTCGTTATTCAGACTCCTACCCCTTGGCGGCATCCACAACAGGCTCACCCACAGTCACTACTGCTGGTGGATATCGTGTGTACAAATACACATCTTCTGGAACAATTACTTTCTAATCATGGCCCACTTCGCACAAGTTGAAAATGGAATTGTGATGCAGGTCATTGTGGCTGACCAGGATGTCATTGACTCTGGCGCTTTTGGTTCGGGATGGGTACAGACTAGCTACAACACCCAAGGCGGGCAGCATCGGCTAGGCGGCACACCATTTCGCAAGAACTACGCTGGCATTGGCTACACCTACGATTCTCAGCGTGATGCGTTTATCCCGCCTCAACCATACCCAAGCTGGACGCTGAACGAGGATACTTGCCTATGGCAGCCGCCAACACTGATGCCTACAGACGGCAAAATGTATGCTTGGGATGAAACAACATTGTCCTGGACTCTCATAGAGTAAACATATGTTTGGCTTTTCAGCCTTTGCTGCCCTGCCGTTTAATACGGTTTATGGGACTACACCGCCACCACCGCCGCCGGTAGAAATTTCATTAGGTGGGCATTTTGGCTTTGATGAAAAAAAGCGGGGCGAAAATTGGGATGCAGATCGGCGGGCTGAAGAACAACGCAAGCTAAAACTGCGAGAAGCTTTATTTGGTCTGCCGCCAGCCGAGCGCGAGGAAATAACCAGCGCACCAATTCAAGCCATTGAAGTTGCCGCCCGCGACCCGATTGATTACGCCGTTATGATGGAAAAAGTAAGGCAGCTTGAATTTAAAATAAGATTGCGGCGTGATGACGAAGAAATCGCACAACTTTTGGAAATGCTATGAAAGAAACATGGGTATTCCCATCTGACGGCTCTGAGCCGTATGAGAAAAGCAAAGGCTCACTTGCCGACCGCATGATGGTGTTTGGCGACATAGAGCCTTTTCGGTCGCCTGACGGTCAGATGATTATGGGCCGCGCCCAATGGCGCGAACACTTGAAAGCCACCGATACCATTGAGATGGGCCATTCGGATGTCAAATACGCACAAAAGGAATGGCAAAAGAAGAAAGAAGCACATACCGCCCGTTTGCGTGGACAAGTGGCACGGGTGCAGGAATTTGACCGCCCAGGCGCACCCATTGCGCCGGTGCAGCGCAGCAACTTGAACGTGGAGATGGCGAATCGGCTTCACAACCGACCGCCGCCTGAGCGCAAGGAAATGATCAAAATGACCCTCGACCAAATGAAAAGGATGAAATGATGGAAAACGAAGTTGTCGCACCCGACACGACCGAATTAGTTTCAACGCCCGAAGCGCCTGCGCCCGCGCCAGCCGAGCCGCAAAGCCGTGCTGACACTATCCGCGAGGCATTGGCAAAAACATCATCTGGCTCTGCAAACCAAGGTAAAAGCCCAAGCCAGCCCCGTGAAAAGGGCAAATTTGCGCCCAAATTCCCAACCGGCGAATCCCAAGCGCCCAACACGCCCGAAAAACCTCGGGTAGATATGCCTAAATCCTTGCGACTGGAACTGAAAGACCATTGGGAAAAAGCCCCGCAAGAACTCCAACAAGCCTTTGCACAACGCGATGCCGACTATGAAAAGGGCATCAGCCAATACAAGACACGGGATGCCGAGGCACGGGCCATCACCGAGCAATTTGCGCCTTATGAGTGGATTCTGCGGAACGAAAACACCACACCGGCGCAGGCTATTGCTCCCCTTTTGCAGACTGCGGCCTTGCTGCGAACGGGCACACCGGCGCAAAAGAGCCAGGCCGTGGCCCACATGATTCAGCAATTTCAGATTCCGATTGACCAAGTTTCTGCCCATTTGGGCGGGACTGCACCGGTTCAGCAGGATTCGCATTACAATGATCTCGCGCAACAAGTACAGCAACTGACGCAACACATAACGCAGCAGCAGTACCAAGCGCAGAAATCGAACGAAAACAGGGCACTCTCTGTTATCCAGCAGTTTGCGAGCGACCCCGCAAATCTGCACTTTGAGGCAGTCTCCGACCGGATGTTGCAGCTTCTCCAAGCGCCACAGGTTTTGGGTGACACAAGTCAGATGTCAGAACGCGAGAAATTGCAATTGGCATATGACACGGCAGTTAGGCTTGATCCGCAGTTAGCGCAAAGTTTGTATGCTCAACAGCAACAACAGTCGCAAGCGCAAGCCCAAGTGCAAAGAGCAAGAACAGCGGCGGTAAGTGTGCGCGGCGCACCTGGTGGCAGCGCAAGCCCCGTCATTAATCAATCGGATCGAAGGGCCGTGATAGCCAATGCGCTACGGTCTTTCGGTTAAATAGGAGTTAGTCATGGCATACGCAAATGCAAACTACTCAGACGTTTTGGCAACGACCATTGAAT